CAAATGGGCATTGCAAAAAGCAGACGACTAGACCCTGATACAAGTCACGCCGCTGGCGACTCAATGAAGCGTGCGGCAACAAGACAAGGGGCTTCAGTTCTTAACTGCCTGCGTGCAATTCGCAACGCAGGTGCAGAGGAGATAGCCGAGTTGATCGGAATTGACGCTTACGCGGTTAGGAAGCGATTGCCGGAATTGCAGGATGCGGGGTTGGCAGACACAACAGGTGAAAGACGAACGACACGCAGCGGAAGATCAGAGCGTATTTGGAGGGCAGTATGAACTACGCTGAATTTGTCTCTGAGAAACTGGCTGCTGCGGCTCCGGTTGGAATTCAAGATGATATGGATCTTGCAGACGGGCTGTTCCCACATCAGGTTGATTTGGTGCGCTGGGCATTGAAGCGTGGCCGGGCCGCTATTTTTGCCGACACTGGCCTCGGCAAAACTCGAATGCAACTTGCATGGGCCGATGCCGTTCATCGCAAAACCGGCCGCTCTGTGTTGATCTTGGCTCCGCTTGCTGTTTCAGCGCAAACCGCCGCAGAAGGAGAGGGAATTGGCATTCCAGTTACTCATTTGCGCAGCGACTGGGAATTGACGCCAGGAATCAACATCACGAATTACGAGAGGATGCACAAGATTAATCCGGCGTGGTTCGGTGGCGTTGTTCTCGATGAATCGTCAATCATCAAACATCACGACGCGAAGACGTTTTCAATTCTGACCGAGGCATTTCGTAACACGCCGTATAAGCTCTGCGCTACCGCAACGCCAGCGCCGAACGATTGGACGGAACTCGGAACGCACGCGGAGTTTCTAGGCATCCGCCAGCGGCAGGAAATGCTCGCGGAGTTTTTCACCCACGACGGTGGCGACACTCAAACATGGCGACTGAAAGGCCATGCGCGTCAAATTTTCTGGCAGTGGGTTGTGTCTTGGGGTGCGTTGATCCGCCGTCCGTCAGACCTTGGGCACGATGACACCGCATACAAACTGCCTCCGCTTCACTTGCACGAACATCACGTAAGCGTTGAAATGCCAACAAATGGCATGCTTTTCGCACTGGAGGCGCAGACGTTGAGCGAACGCCGGGATGCCCGCCGCGCATCGTTGGCTGACCGCGTGGACGAGTGTGCGGCAATCGTCAACGCAGACAACGATCCGTGGATCGTCTGGTGCGATTTGAACGCCGAGGGCGATGCGCTGCGTAATGCGATTCCGGGGGCTGTGGAAATTCGCGGAAGCGACACTCCGGAAGACAAGGAGAGGCGGTTGATTGACTTCGCACAGGGCCGCATCCGGGTGCTAATTACAAAGCCGTCGATTGCCGGGTTCGGGCTGAATTGGCAGCACTGCAACAGGATGGCGTTTGTTGGCGTGACCGACTCATTCGAAAGCTATTACCAAGCCGTCCGCCGCTGCTGGCGGTTCGGCCAAAAGCGCGAGGTGCATGTTCACATTTTCGCTAGCGATGCTGAGGGCGCGATTGTTGCAAACCTGAAGCGAAAAGAGCGCGATGCAATGGCGATGGCTGAAAGCCTTAGCGCAGAAACGAGAGATGCTGTTTTTTCCGAAGTTCGCGGCGCAAGCCGTGAATCCAACGAGTACGCGCCGGGTCGCAAGATCCAGGTGCCATCATTCTTGAGGGTCGCATGAACGTCCTAGATCAAACCATCACGCCTGATTACGCCATCTATCACGGTGACTGCATCGAGGTGATGCGCGGACTTCCTTCGCAAAGCGTAGGATATTCGATTTTTTCGCCTCCGTTCGCATCGCTTTACACCTACAGCAACAGCCCGCGCGATCTTGGCAACTGCCGTAGCGATGCGGACTTTTTCTCCCATTTTGACTTCGTTGTGGCAGAACTGCGCCGCGTGATGATGCCGGGGCGCGATGTTTCTTTCCATTGCATGTTGCTTCCAGCAAGCAAAGAGCGCGATGGTTTCATCGGCCTCAAGGATTTTCGCGGAGAGTTGATCCGTGCGTTTCGCAAGCATGGATTTATCCATCACTCGGAGGCTGTTATCTGGAAAGACCCAGTTACAGCGATGCAGCGCACTAAGGCGCTAGGGTTATTGCACAAGAGCGTGCGAGAAAACTCTGCCATGTGTCGGCAGGGCATCCCTGACTATCTGGTGACGATGCGCACTCCTGGGGATCAAATGGAGCGCGTGACGCACGACGCGAAGGATTACCCGGTAGACCTTTGGCAGAAGGTCGCGTCTCCCGTGTGGATGGATATCAACCCGTCAGATACGCTCCAATATGCCAGCGCACGCGATCACGATGACGAGCGCCATATTTGCCCGTTGCAGCTTGAAGTGATTCGCCGAGGCGTGATGCTGTGGAGCAATCCCGGCGATGTTGTGCTGTCTCCGTTTGCCGGTATTGGCAGCGAAGGACACGTTGCTTTGCAGATGGGGCGCAAGTTTGTTGGGGCGGAATTGAAGGCCAGTTACTATCAGCAAGCCGTGCGCAACCTTGCCGCAGCGAAGGCGCACACCGCTAGCCTTTTCGACGAGGACGCCGCGTGAACTTCTACCCGTTTCACATAGGCGATTACACATCGCACACGGCGCATCTAACACCGATAGAGGACATTTGCTACCGGCGATGCCTTGACTTGTACTACCTCAACGAAAAGCCGCTTTCGGTTGATCCTGCGGAAGTCGCACGACTTACCCGTTTGCGGGAATACAAGGAGGAAATGGCTGCGGTTCTAAACGAGTTTTTCACGCTGTTTGACGACGGCTGGCGGCACGCTCGCTGCGATGCTGAGATTTCAATGCACAACGACAAAAGGGCAAAGGCATCGAAAAGTGCGTCAGAAAGATGGGCCGCGTTGCAAACTGCAAAGAAATCGCAATGCGAACCTGATGCGAGCGCAATGCGAACGCATAGCAAACGCAGTGCCGACGCAGTGCGAAGGCAATGCTACCAAGACCAAGACCAAGACCAAGACCAAGACCAAGACCAAGTAAAAGATTCTGTTGCTAAAGCAACAGTGTCCTCGCCGCCGAAAAACGACGGCGAGAACGCCGAAAGTGTTGCGAAAAAGACACACGTACCACCCTGCCCGATTGACGAAATCGTAAACGAGTATCACAATCGTTTGCCGTCACTGCCGCGCGTGCTGGTGCGCAATTCCAAGCGGGACGGGCTGGTACGCGGCAGATGGCGCGAGGCGTTTGCAGACGGGAAGTTCACCGATAGGGCGGACGGGATGGGGCTTTTCTGCGAGTTTTTCGACCACGTTGCCGGTAGCCGTTTTCTTACCGGGCGGGCCGATTCAAAGCTTGGCGCTCCGCCGTTTTGCGCCGATCTGGAATGGCTGATGCGTCCGACCAACTGGGCCAAAGTCGTTGAGGGGAAATATCATCGCTAAGACCCTAGGCCGATACGTGTCGGCAACAGACGAACCAGCCACCGTTGCCGCCCGCACGTGGCGCTGCATGTGCAACGGATGCCCTGCAACTGCCGGTATTGACGCCGGGAACGGGGAGACAATCTGCCGATTCCACTACGGCGCCCCGGCCTCCGAATGGCAGTCGATCACGAACCGCCTGCGCCAGCGTGATTGGATGGTGAAAGCGGCGGATTACTGCGCTACGGGCGACGTAAACCCAGCATGGCATGACCGAGCCGTTGCCGCCGCCGAGCGTGCTGGAAGGCCGGAACTGTTGCCGAAAAACGACAGCCCGATGCGGTATGCCCAGATGCTTAACGGAATTTTGGGGACGGAATGCGCCGCCGAACGCAAAGCCCCGCCGATGCCCGAAAAGCTACGGAAGATGTTGGGAGCCGTGAAAATCGGGGAGATGATGGGTAGCTTTGAAACCGAAGACGAACGCGAAGCCCGCTTAGAGCGTGAGGCAATCCAAGCTGAGTCTGCGTGAACGCAGAATTCAATTCGTTGAAAAAAAATAAATTTGCAGTTGTAAATTCGCAACGCGCTAAAATAATTCGGTTTTCCTGTTGACAGTAAATTAGGATTTCCTCATTATTCGGTTATCGAAACAAATTAACCGGAGAAACAAATGAACACCACCTACACAGACAAAAACGGAACTTTTTTTGGCCTGATTAACGAGGACGGCGACATTGTCGTGTTGCACGATAACGGTGAACCCGCAACACGATTGGACGCCAACGTTTATCCGATTGGATCAGCCGTGACGGCACGGTATGAGCACGCCGCCGGCATCGTCCTGACTAAATCGGACGCTAGGCGTATCGGAATTGAGGCTGAGTGAAATGCGAAGCCTGCGGAAAACTCTCCGGCCTGTACCTGATGAGCTGCGCCTCCTGCGTGCGCCGATTGATTCTCAGCGCCCCCAAGGAAGCGCGGGATGCCATGAAAGCGCACATTGCTCGGACGCATCCCGATATTATTGCTGCGGCACGGAAACTGAATGAGACGAGCGGCAAAGGTTGACGCGAATCAGGCGGAAATTGTCGCCGCGCTGCGCAAATGCGGCTGCACGGTTCAGTCCCTAGCTGCCGTTGGCAAAGGCGTGCCGGACTTGCTGGTAGGTCGGGCAGGCGTGAATTACCTGCTTGAAGTGAAAGACGGCAACAAACCACGCAGCGCGCGCGATCTGACGCCGGATGAGCTGCGCTGGCTGCATGGGTGGCGAGGCTCCGCCGTTGTGGTGGAGACCGTAGACGAGGCATTGAGGGCGACAGGAGTGACGGCATGACCGAGACGCGAACGCACGAAGGCGCAAGCCTTATGCTTAGTCGGCCGAAGATCGACGGACTGCCCGCCGATGCAAACTTGATCGAGATTACGCGGGTTTACACGAAGCCCGAGCGGCGAAAGCTGGGAGATGCACGCTGGCTGCTGTGCGAGGTTTGCGTACAAGCAGACGAAACGAAAACGCTTCTCATGCTGAACCCGAAACCTTTTGACGATGAGCCGATGAATGCTGATGCGTTAGAGGGTTTTTACCGTCGGTTCGGGTTTAAGATAATGCAACGGGAAGCGGATGACGGAACACCGCACGTACTTATGGTAAGGCAACCGCGATGAGCGAAGACTGTAGCAAAATAGAGACAACTGGTGAGCGCAGATTGCCGCCCAATGCTGGCAAGGGACGGCCTGTGGGCGTGCCAAACAAATCTACAAGCGCCGCGCGAGAGTCAATTGCACGGTTCGTTGACGGCAACGTGGAAAGGCTCCAAGGCTGGCTAGACGAGATTGCAGAAGACCCGAAACATGGGCCTCTGGTGGCGTTTAAGTGCGTGCAAGAAATCCTCGAATACCACGTCCCCAAGTTAGCGCGTACTGAGCACACAGGCAAAGACGGGGGCGCGATCATCGTGCAGGCGGCGAACGGGGACGAGAACCTGTGAAGATCACTTATCACAAGCCGCAGCACGGCTATGGCGGCTCTCTGTTGACGGGGCGGGCTGAGTGGTTGGAATTCAAGTGCTGGGACCACTCAGTACAGTCGGCGGATCCGGCTAATACGGTTGACAGTCCCGGTCATTACGTGAACTTGGCCATGCTTGCATTGGCAATGAAGCGCGCGCCGATGCTACGTGCGCTTATTGAGTCTGTGCGGGAATGACCCTCACGGCACGCCAGCTAGAGGCGCAGTCGATCCTCGCGGGGAACTCGACGCACATTTTGCTGGAGGGTGGCAGTCGCTCCGGGAAAACGTTTCTGCTGACCCGTGCCGTCTGTATGCGGGCGATCAAAGCCCAGAAATCGCGCCACGCGATCTTCCGGTTCCGGTTCAACCACATCAAGGCATCGATTATTGCCGACACGTTTCCCAAAGTTATGGAGACGTGTTTCCCGCAGGTGAAAGCGGAGATCAACCGAACCGACTGGTTTGCGCAATTCCCGAACGGGTCGCAAATCTGGTTCGGCGGGCTAGATGACAAAGACCGCACCGAAAAGGTTTTAGGCCAAGAGTTCTCAACGCTGTACCTGAACGAAGTCTCGCAAATCCCGTGGCGCTCCCGCGACATGGCACTGACTCGACTGGCGCAGAAAGTCGATCAGGAAGTGGCCGGAACGCGCAAGCCGCTGCCGCTGCGTTTT